GTTCTACGACCTTGGCAAGAAAATGTTTGACCACATACAAGTAATTAGAGCAAGGGCAGAACCAAAGATGATGACCGAAGAAGATGAAGCCTTTGACGCAATTGAACGCGCTCAACAGCAGCGGGTCGAGGACAGCATACGCCGCGCAGCACAAGAGAGTGCGTTGCACTTCATAACGGAGAGTGACGCAATCGAACTAGGCATGATGACGCTACGCAAGGCGTACGAGATTGGTTATCGTGCGGGTATGTATGCAGAGCAGAGAAAGAAAAATGAATGACACACCGCAGTTCGTAACACCCAAAAACATAACCGTGGGTAAGGCTTTGCAGAAGGTCGGTAAGGCTACGGTTAGTGCTTTAGTCGTACTGACAGGCAAAGATATAAAGACGGTGCGTAATGCGCTTAAAATTTTATACACAACCAACAAGGTTCACATTGGCAGCTACGAGCTAACCAAGCGCGGCAAGGTGTCAAGGGTATGGCACTGGGGCGATGGTGATGATGCACAAGAACCTGTAGATAGCAACGGCAAGCCAACATTTATCCCCCGCCCTGATGAGGCAGCAGCATGGTTAAGGAATCCAACATGAAACTGAACGAGCAAGAACACGAACGTATTGCACTCATAGGCAAAGCCATACGTGCTAACGAGCAACAGGTAGGTGGCGCACACTACGCAGTCAAAGCGATACAGCCGTGGGACTACATCATTGCAAACAACCTTGGCTATCTTGAAGGTAATGTTGTAAAGTACGTGTCCCGTTGGAAAGACAAGGGCGGCATCGAAGACCTGAAGAAGGCGCAGCACTACTTACAAAAGCTGATTGAAGTTACGGAGAAACCAAAATGAACGATGAAGACCTGCGGGACTTGTTTGCTGCGTTTGCCATGGTGTCTAAAATGTGGATTGCACCGAACCTAGCTGACCATGCTAAAGATTGTTACCGCATAGCAGACGCAATGCTTGATGCTAAGTATGCTGAACCTGTATCTGAACCCGAGATGGGTATCACAGCAATTAAAAGAAAACGTAAAACAACTAAGGAAGAGTAATGGACTTGATCGTGCTAGATTTTGAAACGTACTATGACCAAGACTTCAGCTTGAGCAAAATCACAACCGAAGAATACGTGCGCGATTATCGCTTTGAGGTAATCGGCCTTGCAGTAAAAGTTAACAACAATCAAACTGAATGGGCGAGTGGCACACATGAACAGATCAAAGACTGGCTCAACACGTTCAACTGGGCAGACGCGATGGTGGTGTGCCACAACACCATGTTTGACGGTGCTATCCTTGCTTGGCGTTTTGGTGTCAAGCCTCGTGTGTGGGCTGATACTCTGTGTATGGGTCGTGCCCTGCATGGTATTGAGGTGGGTGGCTCACTCAAGGCTATGGCTGAGCGCTACAAGGTTGGTGTCAAGGGTGAAGAAGTAATCCAAGCCAAGGGCTTACGCCGTACCGATTTCAGCGATGCACAGCTCTCGCGCTACGGTGACTACTGCATCAACGATGTGGAGATCACGCACAAGTTGTTTCACCTGATGGCGAAGGGGTTCCCCAAGCTTGAGTTTCGCCTGATCGATTTGACGCTACGCATGTTCATCGAGCCTGTGCTCGAGCTTGATAGCGAGTTGTTAGCTGAACATCTTATTGATATCCGAACTCGCAAGGAGCAGTTGCTTGCTACGGTGGGCGTGACTAAAGAAGAGCTGATGTCTAACCAGAAGTTTGCCGAGGTGCTGGTCGCGTTAGGTGTTGAGCCGCCGATGAAAGTAAGCCTGACCACAGGCAAGCCCGCACTAGCCTTTGCGAAGAGCGATGAGGCGTTCAAGGCTTTAGCTGAGCACGACAACCCAGATGTGCAAGCCTTGGTGGCAGCGCGACTGGGCACAAAGTCAACACTCGAGGAGACTCGTACACAACGATTTATTGGGATCGCCTCGCGAGGTAAGCTACCAGTGCCGATCCGATATTACGCCGCGCACACTGGGCGTTGGGGTGGGGATGACAAGATCAACCTGCAGAACCTGCCAAGCCGCGGTGCAGATGCAGGTAAGCTCAAGAAGGCTATACGGGTGCCTGATGGCTACAGGATGATTGATGCCGACTCCGCGCAGATTGAGGCACGTGTACTCGCGTGGCTTGCCGGACAGCACGATCTAGTCGATGGGTTTGCCAAGAAGGAAGACGTGTACAAGAAGATGGCAGCAGCTATTTACAACAAGGCTGAGGCAGACGTTACGGCACCGGAACGGTTCGTGGGTAAGACAACGATCCTTGGTGCAGGGTACGGCATGGGAGCACCGAAGTTTCAGGCACAGCTTAAGACGTTTGGCACAGACATCGAGTTGGCTGAGGCACGGCGCATCATCAACATCTATCGCGAGAAGAACTACAACATCGTGGAACTTTGGTACGAGGCACAGCAATCACTAGTGTCGATGACAAACGGTGAGGTAGGTTCACTGGGTCGGGGCGGTGTCTTGCGGATCGCGCCACAGGGCGGTATTGTGCTTCCCTCTGGGCTTACGATGCGCTATGATGATTTGTCGTACGAGCAAGGCGAGAAGGGCATTGAGTTCAGTTACAAGACACGCCGTGGGCGCACACGCATCTATGGTGGTAAGGTAATCGAGAACGTTTGCCAAGGCATTGCAAGGTGTATTATTGGTGAGCAGATGCTGCGTATAGCCAAGCGTTACCGACCTGTGCTGACCGTGCATGATGCGATTGCAATTGTGGTGCCTGAGCAAGAGGTGCAAGACGCTCAGCAGTTTGTCGAAGAGTGTATGCGGTGGACACCTGATTGGGCACAAGGCTTACCGCTGAACTGCGAGTCCGGCGTTGGCAAAAGTTACGGAGAATGTTGATGGCGTGGTCTTACAGCGGTCTAAAGAAATTCGAGTCTTGCCCAAGGCAGTTTTATCATATCAAAGTCACCAAGGAATACGAGGAACCGCCCACTGAGGCAACGCATTACGGCACAGAATTTCATACCGCTGCTGAGCTATACATTCGAGATGGCGTTGCGTTGCCTGCGCACTTCATGTTCGCCAAAGATGTTTTGGACAAGCTCAACGCAATGACCGGAGAGAAGTTTTGTGAGCACGAGATGGGCATCACCGAAGACTTAAAGCCCTGCGGGTTCGACGCACCAAAGGCGTGGTGGCGCGGGATTGCTGACTTGATTATCGTAAACCATGACAGTGGTGTTGCTCGAGTGGTGGACTACAAGACCAGCAAGAACGCGAAGTATGCAGACCGCGGTCAGCTCGAGCTAATGGCGCTTGCAATATTCAAGCACTTCCCGTTGATCGAGGTTGTTCATGCAGGGCTGCTGTTTGTGATCAGCAAAGATTTCATCAGGGAGAAATACACCCTTGATCAGCAAGACCGGTTGTGGGTAAAATGGTTTAAGGCACATGGTCGTTTGCAAGAAGCATACGAGTCTGATTCATGGAACGCCCGCCCCAGTGGGCTATGTAAAAAGCATTGCGTGGTGCTTAGCTGCCCACACAACGGGAGGAACTAAGATGCCGTACAAGAACAAAGCAGACCGTAAGTACGAAGCGTCAGCGCGTTACGAAGACACGCCTGAGCAAGTCAAGAATCGTATGGAGCGCAACCGTGCTAGAGCTAAGCTTATGCGTGAAGGTAAGGTGCGCAAGGGTGATGGTAAAGACGTTGCTCATGTCGTAGCTGCCGATAAGGGTGGTTCGATTAAAGACGGAGTACGTGTAGAATCTGCAAGTAGCAACCGGTCATTTAAACGTGACTCGAAAAACAATTTAGTATCAGAAGTTAGTAAGCGTGAACGAAAGAAAAAGTAGTACGTAAAGAGCGTTTCTTCCCCATGTGTAGGCGTAAAGGGAAGTGGAGGTCAGACACGTTGCCTGATGAAGCGAAAGCAGAAACCGAAAGGTCGCGACAGCTTCCCAGTCTGACTGCGATGGGAGCACGGCTACACTGACACTCCGGAAAGACGGAGACTAATAATAAGACCATGCACACCGTGTTTGGTCGATTTGGCATCGGAGAATGAGTTGGAAATTATTGATAACAAGGCGTTGTTGCTGACGTTGCGTCACCCAGACAAGATCACGTCAGTGATACCCAAGAGCAAAGATTTAGGTGGTGGTAAGGTGTTGGTGCATTGGTCGCTCGACACTGCACAAGTACTCAAGAACATGCGTATCCGCAACGTGCCTAGTCCCATACTGGGGCATTACGCATGGCCCGGACAATACAAACCTTTTGATCACCAGAAAACCACAGCAGGATTTCTTACGCTAAACAAGCGAGCCTTTTGTTTTAACGAGCAGGGCACAGGCAAGACCGGTAGCGTCATATGGGCAGCGGACTACCTGTTGCGCGAGAAGCGTATCAAGCGGGTGCTTGTGATATGCCCACTGTCGATTATGGATTCCGCATGGCGAGCAGACTTGTTTAAATTTGCAATGCATCGGTCAGTGGACATCGCCTACGGCACAGCGGACAAGCGGCGCGACATCATCGCGGGTTGCGCAGAATTTATTATCATCAACTATGACGGAATCGAAATTGTTGAGAAAGAAATTGATGCAGGTGGTTTCGATTTGATTGTGGTCGATGAGGCCAACGCGTATAAGAATTCCCAGACCAAACGTTGGAAAGTGTTGAACCGCTTAGTCAAGCCCGACACATGGCTGTGGATGTTAACCGGCACCCCTGCTGCGCAATCACCGCTCGA